CTGTTCGAGTGATCCGCGATGCTCAAACGCTCACCTATGAAGATGTGTTTTCGAGGGACGATTGTATCAACTAAAACCATTAAGAACTGGCTAATCACTTGATATAAAAGGCTTTCTGAGTGATATATGTAATGAACAAAAAGCAAAAGGAGGACATCAAGATGATGCCAAATCGTGAAACAATCGAACGCTTGAAAGAAACATACCCTGAAGGCACACGGGTGGAACTGGTAGCCATGAGCGACACGTACGCCCCACCAAAGGGCACACAGGGAACGGTGACGGGGGTGGATGACATTGGTTCGCTTCTCGTGAAATGGGACAATGGTTCAAGCCTCAACGTGTTGTACGGGGAGGACATGGTGCGAATCGTCAAGCCCAAGAAAAGCTTCAAACTGGTTTTCCAAAACGGAACCGTTAAGGAATATGAGACTTATGAAGAAGCTTGGGATTTTGTCACCGACATGGTGTTGAATGACGACTTGGTCTGGGTGGACTTTTATCCAACTGAACATAACTGGGATATGGTTCGAGTGAGAAAGGGGTTCTAACCATGGGAGTGAGCAAGCGTAAAATCTACAACATTGCCAAGAAACACATCTACGGTTTGCCTGAACGGGGTGACTTGAAGGCACATAACAGTGACCGTGAAGATTTCCTCGACATTGCCGTGTGGAGCCTTGAGGATGCGTTAATCGCAGCCTACGAGCAAGGCAGAAAGGATGGGCAAAATGAATCCAAGAATTAAGAAACAAATCATTGCCATTCAAGAGTCGGGGCTGACAAACATGCTCGACACCAATTACGTGCAGCGACTAGCTCATGAGCGTAACTTCTTTGAACTCGTGATTTTCATTGAAGACCACAAGAAGGAGTACGTGCATTTCATCATGACAGGAGATGAATCTGATGTGGACTAATGGTGTGATTAAGATTGATAAGACCAACGTAACCTTCAGTGTAAAGCATTTTGAAGAACCAAGCGAGTTTGGGATTGACGAAGGTTGCATTTCCAAACTCGAACTGAGAGTGAAGGGAAAGATTGTCGCCGACTACGACCGTGGATGGGATATTGAACCAAGCGATGCTGCGGTTGAGAAAGCACTACAATATGTGCTTGCGACTTACAACTAAAATTTTGAAGAACAGCTTGAGGGCTGTTTTTCTTATGGAAAGGAGTGGTGCGGTTGCCTTTAAAGAAATATAAGCCGACCAAGTTTAAGGAAAAATCGTCCAAGTATGACAAAGACTTAGCTGATTATGCCGTGAACTTTATCGAGTGCCTGAGCCATACCAAAGGAACATGGGCGGGCAAACCGTTTGAACTCCTTGATTGGCAGGAACAAATCATCCGTGATTTATTTGGCACGGTTAAGCCAAATGGTTATCGGCAGTTCAATACGGCTTACATTGAAATCCCCAAGAAAATGGGGAAATCAGAACTTGCGGCTGCGGTAGCTCTGTTGCTTACTTGTGGTGATGGTGAAGAACGTGCCGAGGTTTATGGTTGTGCAGCTGACCGGCAACAAGCCTCTATCGTATTTGAGGTGGCTGCCGATATGGTGCGAATGTGTCCTGCATTGAATAAGCGAGTGAAGATCCTTGCCTCACAGAAACGGATAGTCTTCAAGCCAACGAATAGTTTTTATCAAGTTTTGTCAGCTGAGGCTTATTCCAAACACGGCTTTAACATCCACGGTGTCGTCTTTGATGAGCTACATACCCAGCCCAACCGTAAGCTCTTTGATGTAATGACGAAGGGTTCAGGTGATGCACGTACCCAACCTTTGTATTTCTTGATTACGACTGCTGGGACGGATACCAATTCCATCTGTTATGAAACGCATCAGAAGGCACTTGATATTATTGACGGTCGCAAGCACGACACGACTTTCTATCCTGTGATTTATGGGGCGGATGAAAGTGATGATTGGACAGATCCGAAAGTTTGGAAGAAGGCGAATCCGTCTCTTGGTGTCACGGTAGGTATTGATAAGGTCAAGGCAGCTTGTGAGTCGGCAAAGCAAAACCCTGCCGAGGAAAACTCATTCAGGCAGTTACGCCTAAACCAATGGGTGAAACAAGCCATTCGGTGGATGCCAATGGATAAATGGGACGCTTGTGGTTTTAAGGTAGCTGAGAAATCGCTAGAAGGACGAGTTTGTTATGGTGGGCTTGACCTTTCCAGCACGACCGACATTACATCCTTTGTTTTGGTCTTTCCACCCGAAGATGAGGATGATAAGTTTGTCATCTTGCCGTATTTCTGGATACCAGAGGAAACGCTTGACCTACGGGTGAAACGTGACCATGTCCCTTATGATTTATGGGAAAAGCAAGGGTGGCTGAAAACCACTGAGGGGAATGTCGTTCATTACGGGTTCATTGAAACCTTTATTGAGGAACTCGGACAGAAATACAACATCCGAGAAATCGCCTTTGACCGTTGGGGTGCTGTTCAGATGGTTCAGAACCTCGAGGGAATGGGCTTTACGGTTGTACCTTTCGGACAAGGGTTTAAGGATATGAGCCCGCCGACCAAAGAATTGATGAAACTAACTCTAGAGCAGAAAATCGCTCATGGTGCGCATCCCGTTCTTCGGTGGAATATGGATAACATCTTCATTCGAACTGACCCAGCAGGAAACATCAAAGCCGATAAAGAAAAATCAACGGAGAAGATTGATGGAGCGATTGCGACCATCATGGCACTCGACCGTGCTATCCGCTGTGGGAATAATAATGCAGCAAGTGTCTATGATGATAGAGGCTTGTTATTTTTGTGATTATTCACTCTCATGAGCTAATCCGTGATAAAATCATATACAGAAGATAAAAACACGTCCCGGTAGGTAGTCCGGGAGCGACAAATGTCGTCAGTAACCTGCCTCCTTGGTTGTCCTTTCTTCTGATTCAAAACAAAGGAGGGATTGCCGTGGAGAAGATAAGTGCAACATTGACGGTGTTGTTCGAAGATCCATTCTGGGTTGGCGTTTTTGAGAGAAGGTATGATGACAAGATTGAGGTCGCCAAAGTAACCTTTGAGAAAGAGCCTAAAGATTATGAGGTTTATGACTTCGTTTTGCGCCAATACCATTACTTGAAATTCAGTCCAGCAATCGAAGATGATGTGCTTAGTGATAAGAAAATCAATCCAAAACGCTTGCAGAAATTGGCTAAGAAGCAAGCTTCTGAGGTCGGTATTGGCACGAAAGCACAACAAGCACTGAAACTTCAACTAGAAGAGCGAAAATTGGAACGCAAGAAAAGCAGTCGTGAACAACGAGAAGCTGAAAAGCAAAAACAATTTGAACTCCGACAAAAGAAACGTCACGAGAAACACAGAGGGCATTAATTTCCCCCCTGTGTTTTTCTATACCCAAAAATCTGGAAAGGAACTAATCAATGGGAATATTTAACAGACTATTTAAGTCGCGAGATAAACCAATGAACCAAACAATCAGCTCGCCTAACCGCTTTATGTTTGGTGGAACAACGGCTGGAAAAGTCGTAACTGAACAAAGCTCCATGCAGATGACAGCTGTCTATTCTTGTGTCCGCATCTTAGCGGAGGCGGTTGCAGGCTTGCCTCTACACTTTTACAAATATCGTGAAGGTGGTGGCAAGGAAAAGGCAGTCAACCATCCGCTTTACTTTTTGCTCCATGATGAACCCAATAGTGAAATGACCTCATTTGTCTTTCGTGAAACGCTCATGACTCATTTGCTTTTATGGGGAAATGCTTATGCTCAAATCATCAGAAATGGTAAGGGAGAGGTTGTGGGGCTTTACCCGTTAATGCCAGACAGAATGGCAGTCAATCGGGATGAAAGGAAGGAGATTTACTACCTCTACACGGTAGATTCCGGACCACAAGTCAGGCTTTCCAAGTCAGAAGTCCTGCATATTCCTGGGCTTGGATTTGATGGTTTGGTAGGATATTCGCCAATCGCAATGGCTAAGAATGCGATTGGTATGGCGATAGCCTGTGAGGAATACGGAGCCAAGTTCTTTGCGAATGGAGCGAATCCCGGTGGTGTTCTTGAACATCCAGGGACATTAAAAGATCCAGTCCGAATCCGTGAAAGTTGGAATGCGACCTTTGGAGGTTCGTCCAACGCCAGCAAGGTAGCCGTGCTTGAAGAAGGGATGAAATACAGTCCAATCTCGATTTCGCCTGAACAAGCTCAGTTCCTTGAAACTAGGAAATTTCAAATCAACGAGATAGCTCGAATTTTCAGAGTGCCACCACACATGGTTGGTGACCTTGAGAAGTCGAGCTTTTCAAATATCGAACAGCAGTCACTAGAATTTGTGAAGTACACCCTCGACCCTTGGGTGATGCGGTGGGAACAGGCTATGACCAAAGCCCTCCTCTCATTGGACGAGAAAAAGGACTACTTCATCAAGTTCAATGTGGACGGGCTTCTTCGTGGTGATTATCAGTCACGCATGAACGGTTATGCGACAGGACGTCAAAACGGGTGGATGTCAGCTAACGATATTCGAGAACTTGAAAACCTCGACCGCATTCCAGAAGAGGAAGGTGGGGACTTGTATCTCGTGAACGGCAATATGCTACCGCTCAAAGATGCTGGGGCATTTGCCACAAATACTAACGAACAGGAGGAAGAAAACCAAGATGAAGAAGTTTTGGAAGTGGGTGAATCAGACACCGAAAAATCTGACGACACCCGAAACGCAGGAGAACCAAGAGCCAAGCCAAATCTCCGACCGAACCCTTTACCTCAACGGACAAATCGCCGAGGTTAGTTGGTTTGATGATGACGTCACACCTCAGCTATTCAAAGATGAGCTGATGAGTGGCGAAGGAAATATCACAGTCTGGATTAATAGTCCAGGTGGCGATTGTGTGGCGGCAGCTCAGATCTACAATATGCTGAAAGAATACTCGGGTGACGTGACGATTAAGATTGACGGACTTGCGGCTTCGGCAGCATCAGTCATTGCAATGGCAGGTGACAAAGTGGTCATGAGTCCTGTTGCCATGATGATGATTCATAATCCGTCCACGGTTGCGTTCGGTGACCGAGTGGATATGCAGAAGGCAATGGCAATGCTTGATGAAGTGAAGGAAAGTATCATCAATGCATATGAAATCAAAACTGGTATGAGCCGAACTAAACTTGCCCATATGATGGATGCAGAAACGTGGATGGATGCGAGGTCAGCGGTTGATTTAGGCTTTGCCGATGATGTTGACGGTAAGGTTGACGAAGACCTACCTAAGATGACTTTCTCGGAAACCACGGTGATGAATTCACTCATGGATAAAATCGCCAAGCGATGTCGTATAAAATCAGCTAAACAAAAAGAAGAACCAAAACCAACAAATACTATCAAAGCCGATTCTCTCGAAGAACGGCTATTTTTAATGAAAACATGGAGGGATTAACTTATGAACCAAATTCAAGAATTGATGGAAAAACGTAAACTTGCATGGGAAGGTGCGAAAGCCTTCGTTGAAGCGAAGAAAGACAAGGATGGCTTGATGTCGGATGAAGATGCCAAGACTTACTCTGAAATGGAGAAAAAGGTCGCTAACTTCACGAAAGAAATCGAGCGTATGCAGTCCATGGAAAACATGGAGCGTGAAATGGCTAAACCAATGTCTGAACCATTGACCTCGCAACCAATGCAAGCTGAAAATAATAACGACAAACCGAAGAAAACTGGTCGTGCCTCAAACGAGTACAAAGAGGGTGTTCTTCAAGCTCTCCGTTCTAACTTCCGTCAAGTATCAAACGTCCTTCAAGAAGGTGTTGATGCGGCAGGTGGTTACCTTGTGCCAGATGAATACGACAAACGCTTGATTGACGGATTAACTTCTGA